GGTTCTCGAGTGCCTGGGTGCGCGTAACCTGCATGCGGGCGTAAACCCGAAATTCTTTTAACAGCGTGGTTTCGGCGCGTTCCAACCGGGCGGCTAGATTTACAATGTCTTGGCGGAACTCCTGTCGGAGTTCCTGGATGTCTTGTTTGGTGGCCGGGTCATTCGGGTTCATGTCGCTACCGTTCCTTGTTGCGTGTCGTCTCCGGCAATCTCGGTGTCGCCATTGAGCAGCGCATCGATATCCTCGCACGGGCGGGCTTTCAGGGGAGTGTTGCCGGCCGCCCTTTGGAGGAGAGACGCAATAAATTTAAAAGTGGCCTGAGCCTCCTGTGCGAATCGCGCGTGCTTGGAACAGCACACTGCGAGGGTGTAGACGCCTTCAAGACGTTTTCGGCTTACGGTCATTTGCTGGTTCTCTCAATATACTTCTTGAGCCACTTGGCAAGCGATTCGCTCGAGGATTGCTTACCGCGGAACGATGACCCGTTGTCATACTGGTACGCGTAAACAACCGCGCCGGTTTTCGCGTTGACAATGCGCATGGAAGCGTTTTCACTTGAGCGCATATCGCCTTTCACGAGGATTTTTGCCCATCCGGCCTTTTGCGTTTCCTGTGCGGTTTCAATTACGAAATCGGCTTGCTCCCGATCGGTGACGATGGTGACCGGCACGCGTTTATTCATGATGGCGGCGCTCACGTAGTTTTCAAACCCGCCGGCCGGCGCAACGAACATCTTGGAGTTGGTGGCGATCGGCTCGAGCGCAAACGCGCATGCGGCGGCCGCAATCATGGTTAGTACAATCTTTTTCACTTCTAAATTCCTTTGTTGTGGTTAATGTGGCGGCCTATCTCATCAGGCGTGGCGGGCCGGTGTCCACGCGAACGGCGCGAATTGCGCCGGTTTCGATTACGCGGCTAAGACTTCGGGGCAGCAACCGGATAAGCAATCTTCGGATTCCGCCATCGGCGTATCGCAATCGGGGCAACGCACGTCTTGCAAGGCGCGTAACAGGCTATCCGCGATATTGACCGCATCCTTGACGTTCAAGTGGTGGTACGAGTAGCCGCTTGTGACGTAGTTGTGCAGGTCCAGATCCTTGAGCATCGAATGCGCCTGGTCTAACGCGTTCACGGCGGTAATCAATTCGCTGATTGCTTCGTTGTATGTGGTGATTGCTTTCATTTCGCCGCCTCATCATCGGGTGTTACGTCCCACCCGCATTCACCGTTCATGTAGGTCACTTCCACCACTTTGAACGGACGGCCGTTTAATGCCGCCGTCTCGATTGCTTTTTGCTCGGCTTCTTGTTTCGTCATTACTCTATCCATGCCTATTATGATGCCACATGTATTACTAGCGTTGCAAGTATTCCTAGTAAATTATTTTTGCCTTGAACGGTTGTATAATCAAAAGGCGGGACTGGTGAGAGTCCCGCCCGCTTTCAACTACCGGCCCTTACGGAACCGGAGTTTTAGAGCAATCGTTACCGCGAAAGCGATAACGATCTTGAGTGCGACGTTAAACTGCATAGGCAATTCACCGCCTTTGGCCGATTAGTTTGGGGTGCTTCGGAGTCCTAGTCCTTAGTGCCCCGATCGGACCTCTAGAAAGTCCGCACTCACCACACCGTCAAACAACCAGCCAACCCTTATAGGATGCCACCGTTTTTACTTTGGTTCACGTTTTCCTAGTAAATACGTGATACGATAGTTTCGTATGCCTGTTATCACCAAAGGGAAAGAACAAATCAGCTTGCAATTGCCGGTGGACCTAGCGCGTGCAATTGACGTTTACCGGCATAGGAACATGATTAACTCAAAAGTCGAGGCGTACCGCATCCTGCTCGAGCATGCGGTAAAGGCGAATCCGAAACCGCCCGCGGCCAAATAGGGCCGGTATTCTCCACTGCATATTTAGTGTATTCACTTCGCGGTGGTGACTGCATGTTGCCTATACTAAGTGTCCGAAAGTGTGGAGTTTTAAAAAACGGTTCACTATTTCTCTCGCGCTTGAGGAAACGCTAGTGCAGAAAATAGACAGATGGCGGTATCAAAACCGAATAGCCACGCGGGCGGCCGCCATCCGCAAACTGATCGAACGCGGCCTCGAGGCCGGAAAACTGCGCAATAAACCGAAACCCTAATCAGGCGGTTTTCTGGCAATCCCGGTTACATCTGTAATATTTCGGGCGTTTGTTACAACGCGGAATCAGCTACATGAAAATCACCTGAAAACGGTGGTTGACTTAGCACTGGTGTTTGCTTATGCTGAATACCGTAAATTCATTCTGTATCCGAGGGTGTAACGCGCGGCCGGCGTTGTTGGAAGGGAAAAACCGGGCGCGGTTCATTAGGATGAGTTACTTACTTTAGCGTGTGCCGTCTCGCCGGTACGCGCCGCGGACGAACCATTCCGCGCCGTTGCTTCCGCGGCCTCGGGTGTTAGCTTTTGTTACCCAACAGAAGATCGTTGTACGAGGGTTGCGTTTCGTGTTGTTCCGATTCCGAAGGACGGAATCGGTTAACTGAAAAGCACTCCCACCGATAGGGATAAGCCCACATAAAGACAACACAGCCATGTAAGAAGAGGTGTCTTTCGGTGAGAAAATATTCTGTTGTTGATTCTTCCGGCAATCAAGTTTGGAAAGCCACCAAAGAAGAAATTAAACGCCTGGTACGCCGCGGGCAAGCCGTAATGAGTGCGGATGGCCGCGTGTATCGGTTGCTCGAGCATGGAAAATCCCACCAATGCCGCACGCATATCTCGAGCGGTGGAGTGCGTGCCGCAATGGGAATGTCGCAGGATTACACCGCAAGCGACAAGGGCGTGCCGCGATTCAAAACGATTTATCCCGAGGATAAGCCGGCGTTTACGCTGGACGCGTTATTTAGCGATGATCCGTATAACGAAGATAAACGGTTAGTTCGTGTCGGGTTTGGCTGATGCCGGCTGAATGGTTGCCGGCGGCAACTACCGCGGCCGATATCGATTCGCTGTGTGCCGAGTTGTCGGATTCCGAGGCGCAAGCGATACTGTACGACTGGCGCGGTACGTGGGCGCGGGCCGAGCAGCTCTTACCGGCCGGCGATTGGGCGAATTGGGTTATCCTGGCCGGCCGCGGGTTTGGGAAAACACGCACCGGCGCCGAGGCAATACGGGAAGTGGTCTACCGTGATCCAAACGCACGCATCGCTTTGGTGGGTCCAACGGCCGCGGATTGTCGCGACGTGATGGTAGAAGGCGAATCCGGCCTGTTAAACGTGTTTCCACCGTGGGAGAGGCCGGAGTACGAAAGCAGCAAACGCCGGATCACGTTCAAGAATGGCGCGGTGGGTTTCCTGTACTCGGCCGAGGAGCCGGAGCGTCTCCGCGGGCCTCAACACTCCTTCGCCCACTGCGATGAGGTGGCGTTCTACAAGGAACCTCAGCAATTGTGGGACAACCTCAAATTCGGGTTGCGCCTCGGCGCGGATCCTCGAGTGGTAGTCACCACCACACCGCAACCGTCCAAGTTTCTAGCTGAGCTGATTGCGGATAAGAACACGGTGGTCTCCCGCGGCAGCACGTTCGACAACAAAGCAAACCTTCCGGCCGGCGTGTTGGCCGAGTTTCTGCGCGTATACGGTGGAACCCGTATAGGCCGGCAGGAATTATACGGTGAGTTGCTCAACGAGGCCGAGGGTGCGCTATGGCGCCGATCGCAGCTCGAGGAGTGCCGGCGGTACCGCAATCAGTTGCCGGATTTAACGCGCATCGTGGTGGCGGTGGATCCGGCCGTTACCGCGGGTGAAAACTCGGATGAAACCGGCATCGTGGTGTGCGGAGAGGATGACGCCGGCAACGGGTACGTGCTGGCCGATCGCACATGCCGGCTACCGCCCGATCAGTGGGCCGCGGAAGTGGTGCGTGCGTTTGATGAGCATGAGGCCGATCGGGTGATAGCCGAGGCAAACAACGGTGGAGACCTGGTCGAATCGGTGTTGCGCACCGTTCGGCGCACGCTTCCCTACAAAAAGGTACACGCAAGCCGCGGCAAAGTGGCGCGGGCCGAGCCGGTGGCCGCGTTATACGAACAGGCGCGTATCTTTCACGCCGGCGCGTTTCCGGCACTCGAGGATGAACAGGTAACGTTCGTGCCCGGCAAGTTAAACCGGCGATCGCCAAACCGGGTGGACGCGTTGGTTTGGGGCATGACGTTCCTGCTACTCGGTGACCGCAAGCACATCGGCAAGGCGATTTGGGTTACTTGAGCGCGTTCTATAACGAAATCGACCCTAAAAAAGCCGCATGGTTGCGCGAATTGATCAAACGCGATGTGATCGCGCCCGGCGTTGTCGATGAGCGATCAATACTCGATATTCGACCTGACGAGTTGCGAGGATACCGGCAATGCCATTTCTTCGCCGGCATCGCCGTCTGGTCTTACGCCTTGCGCCTCGCCGGATGGGACGATAGCCGCGAATGTTGGACGGGAAGTTGTCCATGCCAACCGTTCAGCGCCGCGGGCAAGCGGAAAGGCAAGGAGGACGAACGCCATCTATGGCCGGCTTGGTTTCGACTTATCTCCGAGTGCCGGCCTCGCACAATCTTTGCTGAGCAGGTTGCAAGCAGCGACGGCCTTGCTTGGATCGACGATGTTTACTCTGACCTGGAAGGAGCGGGTTACGCCATCGGGGCGCTTGATCTTTGCTCTGCGGGCTTCGGGAGTCCCAACATCCGGCAGCGATTGTTCCTCGTGGCCCACTCCGAATACGCCGAGCGGCGGGCCGAATACGGAGAAAACGGAGTCGCACACCGGCGGGATGGACTTGGATGGGGCGGCGCAACTGGCGGCATGGCCCACGCCCAAATGCCCCGATGGCGGGCGGGTGCAATCGGACGAAGCGACGATCACGCAGAAACGGCCGGATGGCACGAAGGCGGAAGCCGCACTCGAGAATGTAGCGCGTTTGGCGAGTTGGGCCACGCCGGCAACGCGGGATTACAAGGACAACGGCGACCTGTCGGGGAGCATGATTCGCAAGGACGGGCAGATTCGGGACGATACGTTGGGACGCCAGGCGTCGATGGTGGTAACGGTACAGGATGCGAAACACTCGTCTTTGAGCGACTCGGAGAAGGATCGGGATCCCAACAACTTGAGGAATCAGGTACACCAGGCCCTTGTAACGGATTCTGGCGAAACGCCGAGTGGGTGTGGTGCCGGGACGGCAAGTACCGGCCAACTGAACCCGGCACTTTCCCGCTGGTTGCAAGGACTCCCGCACGTATTCTGCGACTGCGCGGTTTCGGCGACTGCATCAACGCGCAAGTTGCCGCGGCGTTTATCGAAGCGGCGATGAGTTGTATTCATGAGTGACGCGATCGATTACGAGCGCGAGGTGGCGCGTTGCGATGCCGAAATCGCGAAATATACCGCGGCCGCGGATGCCGGCGTTCAAGACTATCTATTCCTGATGGGTCTGGCGGATTGGCACGCCGAGCGGGCGTGGTTGTTGCGTTTATGGGCGCGTTAGTCAATATCAAGCAAGCGGAGCAGCTCCGTTTGGCCGCCGAGTATCGGCAACACATGTTCAACGTGGGCCTCAAACGCGGGTTGTCCGAGGCCGAGGCATCGCGATTCGCCGTTGAGCAAGTGGAAATGCAGCTCATCCTGCGCATGAAGCAGCAACAAGACGAAATCCTCAAACGCAAGCGGCGTTAGATGATCACGCAAATATTCGAGGTGTGGCCGATCGGCTCGGTGTTTCCGTATCCCGAGGAAATCCGGCGTGCCGATGACGGCGAGGTGAATCGCTTGTGCCGGCAATTGCTCTCGAGCGGGCAGTACCGCCGGCCGATCATCGTCGATTGCTTCGGTTCGATTCTGGCCGGCACGCTCGAGTATCTGGCGGCGCAACGCCTCGGATGGGCCGAGGTGCCGGTGGTGGTTGTCGGGGCGCGGATATGCCCGCACTGTAAGCGCGATTTGGGGTTTCTCGAGGGTACCGAGGGGGTTGTATGAAAGTTGTGGCGATCAAGGATTTCACGCTGGCGGGCGAAACGCACGCCAAAGGCGAGGTATTCGAGTGCGACGAGATGCGCGGCAAGGCGTGGGTAGTCGCGAAGGTGGTACGCGAGGCTACGCCCGAGGATGAGGCGGAAACCCTCGAGGATGATCCATCCTTGGATGATCCAAAGGTAAAACGCGCTATCGATGAGGCCGAGCAAGACGACGACGAATAACGGCAATGCTTGATAAGTTTCTAGCACGTTGGCGCCGGCCGGCCTCGGCGTTGGTTGGCCGCAAGGATTCGCCCGAAATCATTAATGACGGCGACAGAAACTTACCGAGTATCCGTATTCTGCGCGGGCCGTATCAGGTACCGGCGCGATCGGCCGGCGGTGGGTACGGCGGTTGGGGTTTAGGGTACTCGAGTCTTGATTACGAGACGCAAGCACGCGAAGGGTATTCGCGCAACTCCGATGTTTATGCGTGCGTGACACTGATTGCCGAGGCCGCATCGCAGGTCAAGTGGTGGGACGATACGCCCGGCACCAAATCGGTGACGCCGAGGGAAGTGTTGTGTGAAGCGGTTGGGCATTCCCTTATTGCCTTGAAAGGTACGAATAGCGCCAAGTATCCCGGTGAATATGAACGCCTGGTCAAGGCATATACGGATCCGAAAGCCTCGGTTGCGTTGCTGATGAAAGCCGGCGGTTCAAGCTTTATCAACGCGTGGGTATCATCGCTCTTGATTTCCGGCGATGCGTTTGTAGAACTCGAAATGGCCGGCAATAGCGATACCGAGATAAAGCAACTCCACATACTGCGCACCGATCGCGTGCGGCCGAAAATCAACAAATCCGGTGATTACGAGGATGAGGAAAGCTCGGTTGAGAGTTGGGACGTTACCGCGTTTGGGCGTGCGCCGCGATCGGTTCCGAAAGATCGGATGGTGCATTCCAAGCTTTACAATCCGCTTGACAACGTGAACGGAATGGCGCCTTTGGATGCGGCCATGATAAACGTTTTGCTCCAAAACGAAGGCATTGAAAATGTGCGCAAGGCGTTAAACCGCGGCGCCGTTGACGGGTGGATTGAACTCGATAAAGATTCCGAGTGGGACGAAAACCAATTAGCCGCATTGCAGCAAAAGGTACGCAACGCCAAATCCGGCGGTGGTGATTTGATACTGCAATATTCGCAATGGCACGAACGCGGGATAAAGCCATCCGAGGCCGCGTATGCGGATACGCAATCGATGAGTAAGCGCGATATCGCGAGTGTGTATCACGTTGATCCCGTTTTAATCGGTGACATGGACGGCCGCACGTATGCCACGTATCGCGAAAGCCGGCGCGGGTTGTACATGGAAGCCGTCATACCGGCGTTGACGCTGCTCAAGGACGATTGGAACCGCACCATTGGCGCCAAGATTGGTTCGCCGTTGGCGTTCGATCGTGACAGCTTTGACGCCATCACGGCCGCAAGAGAAGAGGGTACGGATAGGGTAGTCAAGTCGTGGACTGCCGGGTTAATTGACCGCACCGAATCGCGAAGTGATCTTGGGTATGATCCGGTGCCCGGTGATGACGGTGTATTTTACGCGCCGGCCTCGTTCGTACCGATGGATGGCAATGTTGACGACAAGCCAACCGGATAATGCCGGCATGACGGCATACGAGGAAAAACGGCAATCGCGGTACTACGTCCAAATGGATGCGCTCATCGAATCGTTGGCCGATCGGTTCACCAAGCCGGCCGAGGCGATACTGGCGGCCGAGGGTAGACGCGCCGCGGATGCTTACGAAAAGATGGGCCGCAATGCCGCAATCGCGGCGCCGGATGAAACGATATGGGCCGATTACTTGCGCCGGCTATGGATAACCGCGGCGCCCGAGGCGGCCGATGTGACGGGTGAGTGGCTCGGGATACCGCCGGAATCAAAAGGCGCTGAAGCGAAGGCCGCACGCCGGCAACCACTCGGCCGCATGTCAACGATTACCGCGGCCAATCAAAAGATTCGCGAGTTGGCGCCCGGCAAGGCTTACGAAATCGCGCAAACCTCTCGAGAGTTGATACGGCAATCGATTGAGGCCACCGCCACCACGCCCGGCGGCACGGTGGCGCGGATAGCGCAACAAATTCTCAGTGACAACTTAGCCTCTCGAGGTACGCGGGCAAGGCGCGTGGCGCACACCGAATCCCACGAATCCGCCAATTTCGGAAGTATCGACGCGGCACGCCTGGTTAGCCGGGCCTTGGATAAGGTGTGGCTTTCGCTCATGGACGGCAAGCAACGGGATGCCCACGGTGGCGCCCATAAGCAACGCCGGCGCCTTGAGCAGAATTTCACGGTGGGTGGCGAAATACTGGCTTATCCCGGTGACTCGAGTTTAGGCGCCTCGGCCTCAAACCTTGTCAATTGCCGGTGCGTGTTGGGTTTCATTCGCAAGACGGTAGCGCGTCAATGAAAGACTCCTATGTTCCCGTGGCGCACTTGGGCGATGTTTGCCGTGTGGGTGTGCGCGATCGGGTGCGTTTACTACTTGTGGCGATGCCGGCACAAATAACAGGTTGAAATGCGGCTAACCGATGCGGTGTTGGTATGGGCGTGTGCGGTGTGGCTCATTTGTTGGTGGTGGCATCGGCGTTGCGTGAAAGGAAAACGGTTGAGGTGATATGCGAACGGTAGACATAAACAGAACAATGACGGTGGCGCCGGTTGGCAGTACGGGCACGCCGGTGGCCGGCGCAACGCCGCAATCGGCGGCAGTGTCCACCGCGTTTGCGAAGCCGTTAGCGGTAACGATCAAGGATGCCGGCGGCAACATCTTGCAAGGCGTGGTTGTTACCTATATCGTGCCCGGCTCGGGCGCATCCGCGGTGTTAAGCGCCGGTACGGCCACAACCAACGCAAGCGGTGTGGCAAGCGTGACGGCCACCGCCAACGCCACCGCGGGCACGTATGCGGTAACCGCGGGCGTTACCGGGTTGGTGGTGCCGGCCGCAT